AATGACTAAAGATGCTGACCCATCTGGAGGTCTTTATGGAGCTGGACAGTTTGGTTACTCAATTAACTCTTCATCTAAAGCTTTCTCTTCAGTAGCTACTGGTTCAGTAGGCTTAGCAGATGTAGGGTATGACCCAGTAAAACAAGTTGCACACAAAAAAGTAACTACTACTTTTGTAAACAACGATAAGATCGACTCAAAAGGTGTAAGAGCATTTAGATTAATCTCTGCATCAGTTGACATTACTACAAACCCAGAATTTACTTCTGTATCAGGTAATGCAGTATCTTTCTTAGTTAACACTGGATCTTACGATGTAAACGATAGCGATGACTATACAGTAATCTACCACGAGCAACCTGCTGATAACGACAGAGGTGACTTTGAAGCTTCTTCAGGAAGAGCAGTAGATACTTCAATCGTTATTCCAGAAATCGACGTGACTCTTGCATCAGAGGCTATTGTTGCTAAAACAAGAAAGCTAAAGGCGCAATGGACACCAGAATTTGCACAAGATCTTAACGCATATCACTCTGTAGACGCAGAAGCTGAGTTAACTTCACTATTAAGTGAGTATATCTCAATGGAAATCGATCTAGAGATTTTAGATATGTTAATCTTAGATGCAAACACAACTGACAGATGGTCTGCTGAAAATAACAAGATCTACCAAGGAGCTTCTTGGACGACTTCAACTTCAGACTTCTACAACACTCAAGGTCAGTGGTTCCAAACTTTAGGTACTAAAATACAAAAAGTATCTAACAAAATTCACCAGAAAACATTAAGAGGTGGAGCTAACTTCGTAGTTTGTTCTCCAACTGTTGCTACAATCTTAGAATCTATTCCAGGATATGCAGCTTCTACAAATGGTGATCAGGATCAATTCGCAATGGGCGTACAAAAAGTTGGTGCATTAAACAACAGATTCCAGGTATACAAAAACCCTTATATGACAGAAAACACAATGTTAATGGGATATAGAGGTTCACAATTCCTAGAAGCTGGTGCAGTATATGCTCCTTACGTACCATTAATGATGACTCCTCTAGTATACGATCCAGAAACCTTCACTCCAAGAAAAGGTTTAATGACTAGATATGCTAAGAAGATGATCAGACCTGAATTCTACGGAAAAATTGATATTATTGATTTAGATACTATCTAATATTTCTTTTAGAATTTATATATTAAGAGAGGCCTTCGGGCCTCTTTTTTTTATACTATTTATAAGTAAACTAGTTTAAATGGCTAATATCGCAATATGGGGAGGTAGTTCTACGTTTACTACTGGTTCAACACCTTTTGGATTTTATGACACTGATTCAGCATTTCAAACAGATGCAGATAAGGTAGCTAATTTTTGTGCTACTAGGTTAGGGTATCCATTGATGGATGTTGAATTGAATAGTGGTTCATTTTATACTTGCTTTGAAGAAGCAGTTACTACATACGGTAACGAAGTATTTCAATATAAGATAAAAGAAAATTATCTCAATTTAGAAGGAGCTTCAACAGGTAGTTCAATGAATAACCAACTTACTGACCCCACTCTTAATAGAATAATACAAATTGCTAAACACTACGGTACAGAAGCAGGTGTAGGAGGTAATGTAACTAAATATACAGGATCTCTTTCATTAACTGCATCTCAACAAACATATGATTTAGATGCATGGGCGGTATCTGAAGGAATAACCGGTAGTATTGAAATAAGAAAAGTATTCTATGAAGCACCTCCTGCTATTCAAAGGTATTTTGACCCATATGCAGGTACTGGAACAGGGATACAATCATTAATGTCAGCTTTTGACTTTGGTTCCTTTAGTCCTGGTGTAAATTTCATGTTAATGCCTATATCTTAAGATATGGCCTTACTTCAAGGTATAGAATTTAACGATGAAATAAGAAAATCTCACTATTCTTTTGAAATAATTAATAACCAGTTAAGAATCTTTCCAGTTCCAACAGCTACAGGTAGTTTATACTTCGAATATTATAAAGAAGTAGATAAAAGTGTTATAAACTATGATAGTAGCACTAACTTAATTACTAATATTGGTGAAGTACCTTACGATAACCCTGAGTATGCACATATTAATAGTGTTGGAAGGCAGTGGATATTTAGATATACGTTAGCATTAGCTAAAGAAATGTTAGCATACGTTAGAGGTAAGTATGGAACAGTGCCGATTCCTGGTTCTGAAGCAACTTTAAACCAAGCAGACCTACTAGCAGATGCAAGAACTGAAAAAACAGAACTTTTAGCTAACTTAAGAGAGATGTTAGATGCAACTGGACGTACAGCACAGATAGAAGCACAAGCAAAAGAAGCAGCTGACGTACAAGAAACGTTAAAAACAGTTCCAATGACTATATATGTAGGTTAAATGAGATTAATACCTTTACTTTTAGAATTAGATTACAGAACCTACGAAGCTATGGTAAAAATTACCTATGGAGACGAAGGATCTACTGGATACCATGATGCTATCCGTTCATTACCTGGTGTAACTACGGTAACTATAGCATCAGAAGATAGTGATAGTAATATAGCAACGTATAAGGTAAAGATAATAAGTCAAAAAGAGCCTAATGAAGCTTTTCAAGCATTTAAAGATAACGCTACCAGTAAATTCAGTAATATTATTGCTGTAGAGGTAGGAGAACAAACAATAGAAGAAAAATAATGTTATTCGGATCAAGTAGAGACTTTAATTTAATGACTAAACTTAGTCGAGAGCTCATAAAAGATGTAGTTGAGCAGGAAGTCCTATATCATAAGATTAGTTTAGAAGATACTGATGTTAATTTATATGGTGAAGCAATGCAAAAGTCATATTTTAACGCAGTTAAGTTAAACTGTCTTATTACTAGAGGTGATCAAGTTGTTGATATTCAAGAATTCGGTCCAGATCTAGGTAGAGAAGCATCATTTGCCTTTATTAGACAAGATTTAGTAGATGCAAGTGTGGTAGCAGAGGTAGGAGACATATTACAATGGCATAACGACTTTTATGAAGTTGATACTGTTAGAGAGAACCAATTATTCGTTGGTAGAGACAGTGGATACAACTTAGCAAGCTATGCTAACAACTTTGGATCATCAATATCCATAATAGTTGATTGTCACCTAACAAGAGCAGATAGAGTAGGTATAAGCGAAGTAGTATATAGATAAGATGGCAGGAAATAAACCAACACCACAGTACGAAGTACAGAATAACCTTCAAGATAGAGGGTTACAAGTATCTAGAGATAACGATTCAGTTCAAACTATAACTGTAGGCGTTAAAGATATAGATGAAGCATTGTTTTACTACTTTAATAGTGTACTAAAACCTCAAGTAACTCAAAATGGCAAACAAATTAACGTACCATTGGTATATGCTTCACCAGAAAGATGGGCTGCAATGCAGAAAGACGGTTATTACCGTGATAAAAATGGGAAGATGCAAGCTCCTCTAATAACATTTAGAAGAAATAACATAGAAAGAAATAGAAACTTAGGTAATAAGTTAGATGGTAATAATCCACAGAATTTTGGTATATTTACAAAGAAGTACTCACGAAAAAATGCTTATGATAGGTTTAGTATCTTGAATAACAGGATACCAGAAACCGAAATGTATGCTGTAGCTATACCAGACTATGTGAATATAACATATTCTTGTGTTATATTTACTGATTATATGGAACAAAACAATAAATTAGTTGAAGGTATAAACTTTGCTTCAGATTCTTACTGGGGAGATGTTGATAAATTTAAATTTAGAGCTATGATTAATAACTTTACAACATCAACTGAATTAGTACAGGGTAATGATAGAATAGTAAGAACAGAATTTCATATAACGCTGTTGGGGTACATAATAACTGATGCAATAAATGCAGTTAATTTCAACCCTAAAAAGATGTACAGCAAATCTTCTATAAAAATTACTAGTGAATTAGATTCGAAAGCTTTATAAAAAGCTATTTATTGTTAGAAAAGGTTGTCTTAAAATAAATTAAAAAGTAAGAGAGGTAAATGACTACTTTTTCAAGTGAATTATCTGGATCGTTAATATTTTCGTCCGGTAGTCAGGTTCAGGCTAGAATAAACCCAGCTTCTGCATCGTTAAACATAACTGGTGCACTACACATTTCTGGTTCAGATCTAACTGTCGACGGAGTATCTGTACTTGATCGAGTATCAAATCTTGAATCAGG